GCATTTGCAGCTCCAATTGTAAACTGTAAGAATTTTCTGTTCATTTTAAAACGTTTTTAGTTGTTAATAACAATGCAAATATACTAATTTTCAGAGAACTTATTTTCAAGCAATTTATATAGATCTAAACCTTCATCAGATTGCAAGTAAGCAGACAATAAGTATATTGGATCTTCTCCAAAAGGAACGGTAAGAAGCTTTTTCTTGTTGTCCTTTAAGTTATAGTAGATCTCTTTCTTATTATTTCTAAAAGATAGATATCCATCAGACAATGCTCTTGCAGCAAAGCTTGTGACTTTAACAGTTGGATCATTAATGGCCTCCATAAAATCTTGAGGATATCTCTTTGCATATAGCATCATATCTCGTCTTATCTCAGACGTTTTCATGCTGTCAACAGAACCACCCAATAACAATCTAGCAATTGGCTCTAACTCTTCAAATTCCATCTCTCTAGCAATCAACTGTGCATCTAGCTCATCGTGCATATTTTTGATTTCTTGTTGAGCATCTTTTTCTTTGTCAAACTCATAGAATTCAGTACCATGTCCAGGATGATAATATAGAAACTCTTGCAATACAGGGTTTGATTTTGGAACTCTTAAAATACCATCTTCAAAGACTACTGGCTCAATAATAACATTGTCGCCTTGCTCATCTTGAAATGGTGTGTTTGAATTTCTAGCATAACGTAAGGCTCTGTTAGTATTTGTTTCCTCATCATAATAAAGCAATCGTTTTCTAGGAGTGTCTTTTGACGCTAAGAAATAAGTTAATGGTGTTTTTGTGGATTTAAGAACATAGATTCGTTCTTTAGGTTCTAATACATGTTTTTTTGTACTCATTTGATATAATTTAATTTATTAACAATAAAAAAAGGAGAGGCACGAATGCCCCTCCATATTTTTCTAACTATCCCTTGAAGATAAAGAAGTTGTTTGCACCAAGTGTACAAAGAGCTCTTTCAGATAGGAAGTGAACTTCCATTGCATCTAAAGAACTAGTTGCAGCACCACCAGCAGAACCTGTCATCCAAGTTTTGTATCTACGATCCTCAGTTTCAGAAGCTCGGTAACGAACATGTAAGAATGGTCGTTTAGCGTTTTTACCAAGAATTTGATCGTAAACAGTTGTTGTACCAGCAGGAACTAACACTCCGTTAACTACTCCACCAACAATACCTCCACGAAGCGTTGCATCGTTTAAGTATTTCCAGTCAGTCTTGTAGAACTCGTAACCTCTTTTGAATCCAGAGAATCCTAAGTTAAGTGCCATCTCCTCGCTGTTATCAAACAAACCGTAAGAAGTACCACCAGCTCCATAAGAGTTTTGAGCAGCCAACATATCATCGATATCGAAAGAGAACTGACGATTCAAGAATAATACGTTTTCTGCGATAGCACCTTGCTTGTCAAGTCGTTGAATGATAGTATCAAAGTCAGCCAATGAAGATGGGTTACCACCAGACCAAACATTTCCACGAGTTTCAATAGTGTCAAACATACCTTGAGTACCAGCAGCACCAGTTGTTGCAGGAGATACAATAGGAGTAGGAATCAATCCAACCCATGCAGCAGCACCAGAACCAGTTTGTGCAGGAACCCCTTCAACCATTGTCATTTCAAGATAATCCTCAAAACGCAAACGAGTTTCGTGCTCAGACTTCATGTACCAAAGGTATCCAGTAGCACCGTTCTCAGTTGAAACTTCAACCCAACCAATTTGAGCCATGTCAGATCCTGATACAGCGTATCGATCTTTGATAATTACAGGCTTACACTCAAAGAAATCATCTTGTCCTTCTAGTGATCCGTCCATTCCTAAAGAACCTTTAGCAAACTCAGATCCGTAAACGAAAGCTGTAATGTCTGCATTTCCAGTATCAACAATAGTACCACCATTTGCTGCGTAATAAGCAACATCAAATGTAAGACCTGAAACAGCAGTAATAATTGCTTTATCAGATGCAGAAGATACATTTGAAGATAAAAATACAGTTTGATTAACTCTAAAGTTACAAGCAGTAATTGTTGGATCTGTAACAGTAATTGTTGCAGTATCATTACCAGGATTATAAGCAATAGAGCATGCTTTGTATTTTGTATGTAAACGTCCTTGCTCTGCCCACTTGATTAAGTCGGAGTTTGAAGGAAGTTCTGCACCTACCATACGTAAGAAAGATGCAATAGATCGATTACCATAACGCTCAAATTCTTGCTCATAAGTATCAGGAAGATACTGATTTAAGAAGTTGAAGTCTGTAATATAGTTTGTCGGCAATGTTGCCTTTACTGAGCTAGGAGTAATATATACCCCAGCACTTGATAATGTTCCAGCCATTTTTTATAAATTTTAAAAGTTTAACGTTTTTTAATCACTAACCTGTTGCCCCTGTCCTGATCAATAACTCTAACTTGCACGCCCTCACTTGGAGTAATTTGAGTTGCCTGTCGAGTCATGTCAATGTTTTTAGACTCTCTGGACACCTCAACAACTGCATCTGCCATCCCTTTTTCATAAAAGAATTTAGCAAACTTGTCAGGGTTTTTAGCTATCGAAATAGACCTGTGAAAAGCCTCTGCATCGGAAAGATAACCATTGTCATCAAGAAATTGAGAAACAAAACTTCTTAAATCACTTTGATCATTTGCCAAGGACTTTGGATCTCCAGGTTTGTAAACTAATTTTTTCTTGTCATCTATGTTAAATTTGAAACCTTCAAATTTGTCAGAGAACAATTCTTTAGTTTTTTTACTGAAGTATTCAGACCTCTTTGCATTGTCTTCTTCACTAGAACGATAGGACTCCTTATTTCTCTTGTAAGCATCATAATCATCTCTCTCTTCTTTAGGAACAAACGTCTCCCTTGACTCAAGTGGTACTTTGTATTGATCCTTTAGATCGTTGAAATGCTTCTTAGCTTTTGAGAGCTCTTTTTTCTTTGCTAATTTACGCTTTTTGATTTCTTTATCATCATCGTAATCTTCATCATAAGAAAACCTATCCTTAATATCAAACTGAATGTCTTCAGCATCTAAGTCTGGATTTTGTTCTTTTTGATATTCAAAAAGCAAAGACTCTTCGTCCATGTTATCGTAGTCCTTATTCAAACGAATAAAGTCTTCGATTCCACGTCCTGTTTCTTTTTTGTACTTTAGAAACGCAGAAACATCTTCTGGAAGATCTTCGTTCTGTTGTCTCTGCTCAAACAACTCTTCCAAGTTGTTGATCTCTCTATTGTACCGTTTACCAATATATGAAAGAACTCTATTTTCATCAATGTCATCAACAACTGTTGATTCATTGTTTTCTGTAACAATTGTATCTACGGTTTCTGGCTGAACAACGACAGTATCAACCGTCTCTGTAGGCTCAACCGAAATCCCTGTTGTTTCTTCGTGTTGCTTTAATAATTGTGCTTCTACCTCAGCAACAGATTTTTCTTCTGAATCTACAAGTCTAACTTTAATATCTCCTTCCATTTTTAATTAATTTAATTTTTACAAAGTTAATAAAATTTTTCATTCATTTTCATAGAACATTCTTTCTGAATCTTCAGTGTGCCATTTATCATAACTCTCACAATTAAAACATTCATTATTTACTAAGTAATCTGGCTTTTCTGGGAATGGTTTTGTAACAAAAGATGGCTCTGACCATTTAATCCTATTGTTTGGCTGAATAGCTATCTGACCGTTATCTAATAAAATAATATGGTGACTCTTATGTTCTAGTGGATCTTCTGCCAATGACAGATCTGTATTTAGATCATTTGATCCCCAGTTTATTGTTGCATAGTAAATACCACTATACCATTTACGATCCTTCATGTACACGTCAACCCTAGTCTCGTATACATAAGATAAGTGAAGCAGAGTAAAGTTATAAGAGAAACAATTCCATATCTGTAAATAATGAAATGGAAGATCTGGATCTGGAGTCTTTGGCTCTATAAGCAATGCATGTGATGGAAGCTTGTCTCTCATTACACCATTATCTAGTAATACTTGAAACAATGCCGCTTGACCAGGCATACATCTTACCGACATTATTATACCAGGAGTGAACTCACCATGTCCTTTAGTAAATTGATACATGTACTCGTTTCTTACGAATACCTTTAAAGGAAAAAAGTTGTGTTCTATGTGTGCCATAATTATCTTGGTCCAAATGAATCTAAATCAAATCCATCTAACGTATCTTCTGTGCTCTCAAAATCAATTGGAGGCAGATTGTTTTTTCGTTGGTTTATTAGCTCCGATTGTCTAGAAGCCTGAAGATCAACTCGTTTGTCTTTTGCCTTTTCCTTGTCACTCTCTATTTTCTTAATCGCATCAGCCTCCATACCTTTTAGCTGCATGTTATACTGGAACTCTACATCCATTAGCTCTCTCTTAAGTTGAGCCTCTGCTTGCATTTTCATGATCTCGTAATTAGCTTCTGCTTCTTTAAGCTGCATTTTAGACTGAGACTCCATCTGCATCATCTGTGCTTTTGACTCAGCCGCTGCTTGCTGGGTTTGAATATTACTCTGCATTTGCATTTGATATTCCATTTCTTTTTGTTTTTGCTGATACTCAATCCTTTTCTTTCTCTTCATTTTCAACATCTCATTCGCAAACTTAATGTTCTTGATGTTTCTGATGTCGATGGCATCTTCTAGATCAATTGTCTGCTGCTGCAATGCTACTTGAATATTAGCCTCAAGCATTTGTCGCTCTTCTTCATCTGGAGCTATGTCAATAAAAATACCAAAATCAAATAGATATAGATCACGAATTTCGTTAAGTATAGACATATTATACTTGCCTATTTGCATTGAAAACTCTTCTGCAAAATCGGAGAACTCTAGTATATCTGCAATTCTAATTGACACACACTCTGCCAGTTTTCTTGTTATAAATAAATTAGACTCTAATATGTGCCTTGTAGCAGTGTTTGAATTTAAAGCAGCTAACTTTTGAATACCAACCAATGCATCAGGATGTGGCATAGTACCATCTCTGGCCTCGCTTATTCCAGTAACATCTCTAATCATATTTAGATAATGATTATACATGCCAATTAATGCACTCATTTTAGACTGACCACTATTTGTGCTTAACTCTTGAATCGGAATTCTAGCATTGTTAAATTCACCATCTCTAGTATAGCTTCTACCGATAACACTACCTGTCTGGAAGTATAGCTTTAAAGCGTCCTCTGGAGTGTACGCACCACCTGTACCTAAGTCAACCTCATTGATTCCATCAGCGTCTATGAAAACACCATCAGGAACAACTCTGGCCATAACTTGTTGTAACTTTAAGTGAGTTAACTGTATCTGATCTGCAAATGGAATCATTCGTCTAACCAATGACTCAACATTACCCTTATACATTCTAGGGGCATGTGCTATATAATTAGGATATGCTTTTTGAGATGCAGACTTAGGTCTAACCATATTTCTCATCATCTCCCATTTCAACATAATCTTGCTACCTGCTACAAGCACGCCATCATACCAAACATCTCTAACAGCCTCAACTCTTTCAAATGGCATTCCATCTTCCATTGGTGGATTAAAATCCTCACCCTTTCTAATTACTCTCTCCCCTCCGTTCTCTAACATTTTCTTTTTCCATACAAACTTATTGCTTGTCTTATAATTAAAATATATCAAAGTCACAACCTCATTTAAGAAGTAATCATCTTGATAATTTCTAATAATAGGAAAATAAGAATACCAAGCAGAGCTTGAATTTCTAATCTCATTTAATTGCTCTACAGTTAAGGTTGGATCTATTTTTAATAGCTCTGTATAGTGCATTTGCTTAACCTCACCAAAGTAATAGCAATCAGAAAAATCGTTCTTTTCTGTGTAACTATGTATCCAGTTGGCTGGATCTACATAATCAAGCTTAAGACCATTGTTTACAAAAAATGTATGCTTAACAACAGATATTCCTAACGTAACTAAATCATAGTCTATTAGTTTTCTTAAATCATCATATCTGTTCATCTCAAACACAGTATCAATAGCAACCTCGTTTGCTATCTCAATACTTGGCTTGTACTTGATTTGCATATAAAGCTCTAGTTCCTCCTCTGTAGATGGCAAGTCTTCTGGATTAACGTTAAACGCATCTACTCCAAACTGCTCCTTTGTCATTGTCAAGAAGTCTTTAGCGATCATATCGCCCTCAATCATTTCCTGAAACACATTCTTTTTTTCTGCCGACATTACATCTTGAGCCTCTGTACGAATCTCAAAAAGTCTGTCAGACATACCATTAACAACTACATCTACAAATTTTGGTATAACAGGAATTGGAGTCCAGTCTAAATTCATCATAGACATATCTCCATTTATAGCAAGCTCATCTTTATATTTTTGAACAGGCTGTTCACCCCTAGCATAAAGTCTAAGCCTATGAAATTCACCCCACTGATCGTAAAATCTACAAGTATTGTTCTTTCTTTTAAACCATTCGCCCTCAATGGCTTTACCAACTCTCAATCCATACTCCATGGTTTGCTTTTCCTCATCAGGAACCATTTGCCCTGGGAAAGGGTTTTGATAAATTACTACAGATGGTTTTTCCATTCTATTCTATGATTTTGCTTTGCGATCCTTGGTTATTATATCTCACAAATTTAATACTAATTTTTGATTCTTTTCTCTCAGGTGTAAACATATGTTTTCTGTTGGCCATAATTGCCAATCCTGAGCTTATGGATGCATCGTGTTTGGTCCTATTTCCTGGGTCAAATCTAGCCCAATCTTCTAGTGTTTTGTTAAAATACATAGATCCAACACTGTCAGTGTCACGATACGTTCCCTCTGAATCAAATCCTACGTACTCCTCAATATAAGACTCTATGCATGACGCATGAGCCTGCCTAATGTCTTCGCTAGAGTTAGGAAGACCACCAATCTCTAGCTCTGTTTTTGATAGTTTATTTAGGTTCTTGTCTGGCCTATTTATAGAAAATGCCCTGTAACCTCTATTCTTAAAGTGATACAAAAGCCTAGCCTTATTATTCTCTGCAAGTATAGGCATGCCATAAAATACGCAAGCCATTAAAACATCCTCAAAGAATATCTCAGCCGTCTGAGGTCTTGCGATATACTCAAGAAAAAATTCATTTGTAGGTGCCTCAGACATATGAAACTTTGTCATACCATGGAGAGCACCATTAGAGCCACCTCCCCCAACAACTCCTGATATGTCGTAAGGGTCACAACCAAACGAGCCCATGTGTTCGTTTCCTGGATATTTTTTACCATTTCTTGTTATTACATTATTTCTTAAATCCTTCTTAGGAATCCAAGACACTAAAAATCTGCCATTCTTGTCTGGAGTCCATATAACTTCCGAATCTTTCTGCCCATCCTTCCAGTGAAAATAACCCCTAGTCAAGAATCTCTCCTTGATAAGAGAGTCATTATAGTCTATCTGCTGGTATATCTTTGTTAGATTGAATACAGACTGCTTAGACTCATCCCTAAACGCATGAGACTCTGTCCTAGGGAACTGTCTGTAGAACTCATTTAGTGCGTCTGCATCTGACTTCAATGCGTTTACCTCATTGTTCCACCAAGTTATTACACCTGTGTGTATCATCTCCCCATCTATACCTATAATGGGCTTGTCTGGATTCTCAAATACAGGCCAACCGTACTTGTCGATGTAGCCCTCAACATTCCACTCCATCGGAATAAACAAAGAATACAACCCACTTTTTGTCTGGTGATTTGCAGACCTTGTGCTTATATTGCTATCGTTGTATAGCTTTTTAAAGTTCTCTCCACCCTTTGGCAATGCATTTGACGTTGAACCCATCATACATTTACCAATAACCTTAGCACCTAATCGCAAACAAGTTTTTGTTACACGCCAGTTGTTTAATATGTTCTCTGGCTTCTCCCACTTACCGCTTTCATCATGAACCAACAACAATAGTTTCTCGCCATCGTAGCTGTTGTCTGCTGTATTCTTCCAGTCTATGGTTGTGTCCAGACCTTCGATATCGTCCGTCTTCTCCTCGTCCATATTTTTTCTAGTAATCTTACTAGCAGGAACCCTAAAAGCCAACTCAGTCTTAGGATTATCCATACCATCCTGTATAGGTTTAAAGAAAAACGGATAATTCCTAATGATCGGAACGACTTTGTCTGTAAACATTTTTTTTGCATCTCCACCTGTTTTTGATAATATACCTATTCTTGAGTCACGAACCACTGTGGCCGTATTGCACGTCTCGGCAGAACTCATAAAAGAAAAACCTGAACGTCTATTTTTTAGGTAGCACATTCCAAATGATCTATTGTCTGACTTGCACGCCTCCCAGAATATGAAGAAGATTCTGTTGGACTCCCTAAAGTCAGGAAGACCAATGTCAATCTTTGTCCACTGTAAGTACATGTAGTGAGTGCCTGTTATGTATGTAGGCTTACCATTGTTCATGAACCACATTCCGTTCTCCCTTCGATCAAACTCTGACTCTATGTAGTCAACATACTGACTCTTGAATACGTTGTCCTTTCTGTTCCAGTCAAATATTGTTTTTATCTTTTGAAGCTCCTTTGGATACTCCTCTGGCTGCCAATTTCCACCTCTGTCTTCTACCTTTTCTGGAACAGCTGGCAACGCAACCTTTAGTCCAGCTATATTGTAAACCTCTCCTATCCTTCCGTCTTTAGATATTACAACTATATCTTGATCCTTGTTATACCCATACTCCCAGTTCGCCCTCTTGTTCTTGTTAGAAACAGTGGACTTGCTGATATGATCCTCAAGTATTGTGTATAAATTATTTTCCATTCTTTGCCTTTGCCCTTCCCTCTGCAAATCCAGATCTTCCAAAATCTACTTGCATAACTGGCTGTGGATTTTGTTTGTTCTCCTCTTCCTCTATCTTTCCAAGCATATATACAGCATCCTCAAACGCCAGTCTCTTTGCAGAGGCCGCATTCTTTAGCTTGTCAGCAGTGATGTCGTCCTCAGCGTGAGTTATTATTGGCTCACGTAGCACTTTGATCAGCTCATCTACTGCTACCTTTGCTGCGTTTATTAACTCTATTTTTTTAGACATATGTTCTTGTTGTACATTCTATATAATATCTCATCGTCAATCCTAAACTCATACTCACTGTCAGGTGAGAAAGAAATAATGTCTCCCTTTGAAACCTCTTTTAGGTCTTCATTAAAATAAACAATCTCTCCCCAAAGATCCTCAAATGCACCTGTGCTTGATATGACCTTGTCTGTGTTTTTAATTGGCCTAACGAAACAAAATGGATACGGTGCCTGCCACTCTCCTTCTGGATGCTTATATAAAAAAAGTTGATCTGAATCAATTATAAAGTAATCGTCAAACAAGTGATGCCAGCTGCTCTTCTGTCTGCCCTTCATGTCGTAGTAAAACTTGAACACGTTGTGGTGAACAATTACAATGTCCCCACTATTTATTGGGCCGTTATAGTTAATGGGCACAGAAACAACTATGCCCATTCTATTTGATACAGTATGATCCTCCTGAGATGTACTAATGATAAAGTCTACATCTCCATACTTACGTATGTTGTCATACCTACGACCATTGTATGGCTGTATAATAAAATTGTATGGAGACCTCATCAAAAATCTATGTTATACTCTATAGACATTGGAACAGTGTTTGAAAAACTCTTCCACTTTACAATCTCTTTGTCCTGATTGATGATGTAAATAGATATAGATAGGTCAGACTCCATTCGGATAGTATCTATGATACCATTTCCCCTTAGAACATCCTGACCTACAACGTAATGCATAGACTTCATATAGTCTGGACCAATAGAGATCTTTCTAATTATATTCACCTGTCTGTAAGTTAATTTTGATGTCTCCATACTTGGACACCAATTCCTCTTGGAATTGAGACAGATCAAATGCAGATGTTTCTAGATTAGCTAGTGTGGAGATCTTCTGGCTTTTCATTCTTTCGAATGTAATTTCAATATCAGCCACTTGAAACTTAAGGTCTCTGTAATTTTGATTTAAAGATCTTAGTTTTTCTAATTCCTCTTCGGAGATTCTTTTTTCGCTCATTTTATTTTATTTAAAGTTAGTCACAAATATAATAAAAATATAGGACAGAAAAAAAAATTAAAGAGAAATATACCAAGTTAATGTTGCATTGTCATACTGAAAACAAACAGGAGTAAACGCAGTAAGAGAGGCAGGCGCACCAACGATAGATCCACCAGGCGTTACCCAAGTTGTCGTAGGTCTTGCAACTGTTGACATGATAACATACTTCAATCCATTAATGTTGGCATTTGCAGTTGGAAGAGTAATAGCAAAATTTGCTCCTGCTGTACCTGTGAAATATGTATTGATATTTGATATAGTAGCAGAAATCAATGTGTTTGTAGCCACAATACTAGGAGCCTGAGCCAATGCCAGTACGTTCTGAATCTTAAAGTTTACAGTAGTTCCGTTTGAATTTCTAGTTCCAAACAACAAATCATCTACCGATGGTGACTCTATCTGATAATTACCTGCTTTCATCGTCCTTGTCCTTTATATGTTTTTTTATAATTCTTAGATGCCTTTAAAGAAGAAGACTTAGTTTTGGCATGAACTCCTGGTCTAGAGATATGCTTTTTTTCAAATGTCTTTGTATCTGTTGTTTTTTTGCTCATCTATTTCTAAGTGTAAAGTTAATAAAAGTAATCGAATAAAAATCGCTATTGAAGTTTAGGTCTATGATCAAGACTCTTATAGGCCCAACAATGATTCTAATGCTTAGTCCACTAGAAATCATTTTATTCCAGTTGCTCTTAAATTTCATTGCTTAAGTTTTTTAACATCTCGATCATCCTTGGACAAGGATATATATCGCTCTTGTCTTTTCTAACAGAGTTATGTGTATAAATCCCTGGTGTTCCCTTAAATGCCTCAATGTCAATATTAAATATCTCTGAACGATACTCTATTGGAATATTATATGTCTCGCATAGATAAACAATTAACTGACGCAGACTCTCTATCTGATTGTCAGTATATTTATACCAATGTCTATGACCCTTGAACGGAGCGTCTAACGTTGTAACCATTTCAGGTTTAACTACACTATTTACATACGTGTAAAACAATCCATTCTTTTGCTTTAGAGGACCCCAGTTGCACACCTCAATGCCTACCGATAGCTTGTTTAAATTTCTGTAAGGTAATTTTTTAACGGCAAAATCGGCAGAGTCAATTCCTAAGTGCCAAGCCCAATTTTTAGAGCTAAAGCACTGAACAATTGTGCCCTTGTCTCCAATAACAAATGCTGTTGCTATTCTAGTATCATTGCTGTTCCAGAATCTACTTACACCAACTGCGTCACCACTTCCTGCTGTATGGTGAAGATAAATTTGAGATTTTTCTGTGATTTCTGGAAAGTATTGATCACTATCCAATCTCTCCTGTACCAATTTTGTTAGATCCAACTTCATTTTTTTCGTTTTTTTTATTAATTACTTTTTCTATTGTACTTAATCCAAAAGAAGCTAAAGCAAATCCAGCAATTGAATAAACTAAATCTCCAGATGGAACAATAGTTCTTTTACTAAAAGCACTTGTCATTAAACATATTACCAGTGACAAAACACATAATGTTCCTAACACTCTTTTAGAGGATATTATACCATTATCATCGCTAACCATTATAATTAAGAACTTCTTCATTTAAGAATAACAAGTTGTCTTACAGTATCTGTTAAATCTCCAACATTTTTCGCTAAGTTCTTAAGCTCAATCTGTGTTTGTTCTTGAATTGCTTGATATTTTAAACGACTTTCTTGTTCTACAAGTTCAATTTTACCTTTTAATTTTCCTTGATCTTCTACAACCTTTCTTACATCTGTATGAACCATACGTAAAAAATATCCAATAATTCCTAGTACTGTTGCAATTGCTAGAATAACTAAACTAGCTGTTGTTGTTGTTATCATAATGTTAAAAAATTACTCTTAATCAATTTATATATTAGGTATAATATAAATATAATCAAAAATATACCTCCGACATATGCAAGAAAATTTACCCATCCAGGTATGTATTTTATCCTCTCTGGCTTCTGTGTCTTAGTTACAACCTTAGTGTTATAAACTGTGTTTCCTTTAACTACTTTGTATATCGTATCCACAGTAGCTGTTACATTGTACTTGTTATTTCTTATTCTAGACTGTAACTTTATTATTGTCCCATCTTTTTCAGATAGTCTACTCGCGTATACATTTCCTAATGAATCGCAGAAAAGAGTGTCCTCTATAAATACAGTCTCTCCTGGAATATTTATGGTAGTATCTCTGTACTCTATCACAGTTACTGTGCTATCCTTTTGAGTGCACAATGGGCAATATTTCTCTAGTCTTTTCTCTACAGAACACGATGAAATAAGAAATATAAAAGCTATAAAATATAAAGTTCTCATGGCTACAAATATAGCCATAATTATTTAATTTATTAGCTTAAACATTTCTTCGTATATGTCCATCGTATCATCCACTAGAATGATGCCCTTATCAGTTTCTACATGAAGCTGTGTATCACTAATCACCTCAATAGGTCCTGTGATAGTGTACTCAATTTGCTTGTATGTGAATTTATTAAGCATATTTAATTACATTTGAATTTAACATTACTACCGCATCCGCTGAATTTGTAAGTTGTCCTGCCCAAATTAAAAAACAGGGCGAAGGTATTGTAATTACCGAACCTGCTAATGTATTAAGATATCGTGTATTAAGTGAACCTGTTGGTGACGGTGAATATAAATTACCGCTTGCGTCAATTGCAAAATTTGCGATATTATCCATAATTAAATTTAGTGCAGCAATACTTCCAAATGTCGCTATCAATGTTGCTCCAACTAATGTTGCACTGGTGTTGACATAAAGACGTGGTGTATAGTTTAATGTTCCAACCGTTTTCCTATACATTGCAGTAACTTGTATCATTGAATTTGAAACAATATAAGAGGAAATATCTTCAGAAGCAATCAAAACTATTGCACCGCTACCAGTTTGCGTTACCATTGTTTTTTTCGCAATCAAAGAAACGCCACTATTGACGCTTATGTTTCCACTACCTAGCAATGAACTACCATTAACGGTCTTAATGTTTGTACCTGATACTAAAGTATCTTGTTTCAACCCCAATGCAGTGCTAGTAGCTGTACTCACTGGCTTGTTGGCATCACTAGTGTTATCTACATTGCCTAAACCAACAGCACTTTTATTCAATGTTTGAAATGTCTTATCACCTCGGTAGTATTGAGCAGTAGTACCTGCTGTGATACTTGGCTCCTTACCATTGAATGTTGACCAATCAGTTGTGCTCAATGCACCTCGGTTAGTAGCTGATGCGGTTGGTAAATTAAACGTATGAACAGTACCACTGGATGCCACATTGAAATCGCTACCTGTGGTACCTGTGCTAATGGTCTGAACACTGCTAGTCAATGTATTCAATGCAGTCATTCCTGTACCTGCCATTATTCCACTCTGTTGTGTAATACTTAATATAGTAGATTGAACAGCAGGGTGTGCAAATGGACTTGTTTGAGCAGTTCCATTTATAATAGACATATTAATATCTGCACTTGCCCAATATAATTCTATTATATCTCCTGCTATTAATTCTATAAGATAATTCCAAGCAGCCATCATATATGCAGGAGCATTTCCTTGTAATGAAATAATACCTGCACTTGCAGTTACATCAGTTCCATTTTTTCTCAACCAAAAATGTACATAATCAACTCCTGCATCACTCTTATCCATTTGAGAAGAAAACTGTAAATTGTAAATTCCTGTATTAGAAACTACAATTTGAGAAGTCATTGTTCCTGTATATGTAGCAGAGGTTTTAAGTTGAGAAACTGACACTACATAAGTACCTATACCACCTGTGCCGCTTGTAAATGCAGATATAAAAGTTCCTGCTGTTATACTACCACCTGTTAACACCATCCCCACTTTTAATGTTCCTGATGTAACACTTGTAACAGTTAATATAGTTCCTGCCCCTGCCCCACCATTATTTATAGTGCCTGTAAAAACAGCAGTTTGTGTTTGTAAAGAGAATCCATTAGCTAAATCTGTAGTATTAAACTTTACAGCTCTCGGTATATTTGCTGTAGGATTATCTTGTGTTGTACTATCTGATATTGCTAAATAATACCCTGTTGGTGTAGCAGCAGTATTAGTTCCCCACTTTAATCCTGTAGAAGTTGTGCTGTCGGCTATTAAAACTTGAGTATTTAATCCAACTGGCAATCTTGTATCTGCTGAAGCATTATGAGTAAATAAGTCGCCCTTTGTTGTTAGCGGACTAGATCCTCCTCCTCCTCCAGTAGTCTTTGGCTTGCCGTTAGATCCATTTATCTGTACACCATTTGGCCCAAATATATTGCCATTCTTGTCGGTTACTTGCATCGTAAGAAAGATAAGTTAGGACCCTCTTCTCCACTGATTATAAATGTCGTGTTAGCGATAGTAGTCTCGGCAGTGATATAGTCTCCTGGATATAAGATGTACACCATGTCGTCTGTAATGGTGTCTCCTAATGATAATGATAATCTATAAATATCAACAGTCGTAGAGCTTGATGCAACGTACTTCTTTAACAATATACCATATGCGCTTGCAGCATTTGAAAACCTAATGTACTTTATGGCACACACGTTTTGAGGCTTGCACTCGTATAGTATCGTGGAAGTTAAACCGACAGATCCCTCATTGCTAATGTAAGCCATATTACCAAAGTGCTATGATACCAGTTGCAGAAGTTGTAGATGCAAATACTCTGATAACTTGAATAGGTAGAACAACTCCAGCAGGAACAGCGTTAAATGTAACGTCATCTCCTCCAGCTGTTAAAACTCTAATGATTCCTCCAGATCCAGAGTACAATACACATGGCCAAGTCTCTGTTGGGTATCCAACGTATGGTATGTTTGCTGTGTCACTAGGTGTTACAGCCTCTGCTCTGCTTTGTTGTAGTTTTTGATATGCCATTTTTAGTTATTTTTTATAGTGTTTAACGCATTTAGAATGGCTACTATATCAGCCAAGCTGTATGCACCTTTCTTTGTAGCCTCGTCTAGAGCTCTCTCAATTATTGATATTGCCTGTTCTTTTTCCATGTTATTAAGGTACTAATTCAATCTTATATACAGCTCCATTAAATAGTACTTTAATATATTTGGTACCAAGAACATCAACTACAAGATCATTAGTAACAAATAATGAAGCCTGTGGAAGATCACCATTTGTAATACCAAACCTACTAGTAACTCCACCAAATTCATATTGACCAGAATTAGAAAAGAATGATAAAACATTAACTCCATTTGTATAAATATTTAAAGAAGGATTTAATACACTTGAAGCTAAAGAAATGCCCCAAGAAAGTCCAGCACTACCATATACATCTCCGATATCAACAGAAGAAGTATTTACACTACTACCAAAAATATTAAGTAAAGGAACTGAAGATTGATAGTATAAATATAAACCTCCATCATAATTTCCATTTAAACTATTACCATAAAATCCAACAGATTCATATAAACTTGAATCAACAATTCCACCTGCGTTGTCAGCCTTTGGTATATAGTTATTAGTTATAGGAAATGTTACATTACCACCTACTGTGGCAGCAATGTCATCAATTGTATACGTTAAGTCATTAGCGTTTACTAACGCTGATCGTCTGTTTACATTAGTTGTAGGCTTTATGGCCTCAAACTTTGTTCCTGTTGGTATTGTTAACGGCATATCTTTTTTTTTGTAAAGTTACTAATTTTTCTTTGCGCTCTTTCCGTTGGCTCCATTTCTAGCCCTATTCTTAGAAGGAGATTCAAGTACAAATTTACCATTTTTTTTCATACTAATATCTGGCCCTCCCTTTCCGTCAATACCCCTTGACCTGCGCTCCTTAGTGTGCTCGGCCCTGTACTTTTTTTCGGAGTCAGTTGAGTTAAGCTCCCTCTGATATTCACGCCTCTTCTCTGCCGCCTTCGGGTTGCTTGCGTAGTACTTGGATGTCTTGCTCTGTCCCATAAAATATCTTGTTTATTAGTAAGTCTGGATTATTCCACTTTTCTTGTCTCTCATTGCAACCACAGTCCTCTCCGACAATCTTGTCGATCCCTGTTGCCTTTGTAATGGCCCTGACCGTATCGCCAAAACCATAATGATTCTTTATTATTATCATGATCCCTTAACCCATTTCTTACTTGGAGATGCAGTCTTGCTTGGGCTCCACTTTACCTTGTTAGCCCAATACGCTGCGCTCATCTTTCCTTTTTCAATGTTCTTTGCGTGACGGCTCTTAAATGCCTCTCTTTGACCAGCTGTCTGATTGGTCTTTACTCCTTGCTGACCAAAACGAATTGTCTTGATCTGATCGCCTTGCTTGGCAACGACAATATGACTCTTCGTTGGGTGAGAAGGGGTTTTCTTTGGTTTGTTGAACCCCTCAACACCTGCTCTTTCTAGTCTAGGGTCTTTCATTTTTTCTTGGCAACTTTTTTCATTGCAGCCTTCATGCCGTACTCTTTAATCATCTCTTTTTTAGACTCAGACTTCTCGTGCTTCATCTTAGCAGACTTGCTTGCATATTTCTCGCCAGTCTTTTTTTCTGTAATCATTTTTTTCATAACTATTAGTTTATTTTTTTATCCTTTGTTACTCGTCTAACTGGTTGTCCTTGATTATTGTATCTTGTTCTTGACATACTAGATCCTCCTCCAGGCATATCAAAACGCTCTACCTCAACTCTTCCACCTCCAACTGTAGGTCTCTCCATAAGCATTCCATCCATCTCTTGTCCGTCAAACTCTCTAGAGATTCCGTAACGCTGTCTGTCAAATAATTCAATGGCATTGTTCTTAAATGGAATAGAGTTCAATCTATCCATCTCAATTTGTTGCTGCATAGCTTGTAAGCTAGGTCCAGGCATTCCTCCTAGTATAGCACCTTCACGTGCAGATTTAACCATCTCAGACATCATTTTAGGAGAAACATTGACTTTTTCCATTTTTGATACAGGACGTGGAGATCCAGCGATTACTTTTTTGTTGTTTCCTTGAGTATTAGGATTTACTGTAGTTGTTTTTGCAGTTCTATTTTTCATAACTTTGTGTTTAAAGTACAAATATAATAAAATAAAATGTTAGTTAGAAAAAAAATAGGAAAGCGTAAAGATAAAATTCTTCACGCAAAAGAAGAGAAGTATGACTTCCTTAAGCACTGGGCAGTTGTTAGAAGGTGGGCAATATATAACTATAACCTTAAGTCATCGGCAGACCTAGACATGCTGCTGTTCCTATACTCAGAGAAACTGTTCACAAGATCTAAGTTCGCAGATTATGCTTGCTTTATGCCATGGGAAAAAACTCGATTCGATAGACTGCTTAGAGATGGCTTTGTAATCATATGGAGAAAAAAAGGTATCGGAGAGTCTAACCTTTATCAGCTATCTTTCTCTGCAAAAAAGATGATAGCCAGTATGTACAGAAAATTGCTAGGGCTAGAGCCTTTTCCTGAAACGGCAAGAAGGAATAATGTGTTTAAACCAAATGCCAGCTTCTCTGAAAAAACCCTAGCCCAAGCTATTAAAAGAATAAATAACGATTTTAGAGAACGCAAACAACGTCCTTCTCCTGAATGACGACCATCCTATTACCATCGATCACCACATCGTAGGACTGAACCTTGTCATACATGATTTTGTCTCCAGATTCTATTCCGATGACATTCATACCATGCTGAACAACGCTACCATAGTGGTAGCGCATGTCCTTGTATTCCTCTCCACTTAGTATCAATCCACTCTTGGATGTCTTCTGCTCGACAACCTTGTCGACTAGTATAAACTTATTTAATACTTTCATCTGCTCTGATATTTGTGATTATTGCATTAGTACTCATTATCGTTGTGGCTACAGACACAGCATTCAATAGTGCGTTCTTTGTAACCTTAGACGGATCAATTATCCCCATCTTTATCATGTCACCCAAACACTCATTCTTCACGTCATATCCCCATCCAGTGTTTCCAGTTAACTCTACAGCGATCTGACGTGGGTCCTTGCCTGCGTTTACTAGTATCTGATTAAACGGAGCTATTAGCGCATCATACATGATCTCTGTGGCAACGTCATCGTTGTCGTTAAGAGCAATTCCGCATTCAGCAAGAGCAATACCCCCACCAGGAAGTATACCCTCCTCTAATGCCGCAGTTACAGCGCACACAGCGTCATCGATCCTGTCTCTCTTCTCCTTCTGCTCAATGTCGCTCTGAGCTCCAACGTAAATAACTCCAACTCCACCAGAAATATTGGCAATTCGCTCCTTCAAGAAGTCTCGGTCCTCTGCCCTGTCAGTATCCTTCATCAAAGACTTCAAGTCAACAATGTGATTGTCGATGTTCTCCTTGACCTCTGAACGATGCATGAACACCGTCATGTCCTTGCTAACGATGACCTTAGACGCTCGTCCCAAGTCCTCCAATGTAACAATAGACAGATCGTCACCAGTGTCCTCGCTAAAGTACACACCTCCCAACGATACCGCCAAGTCATGTAGCAAGTCCTTCTGTCTGTAACCAAACGATGGTGGAATAATATTGCAAGCCTTGATCTTACCTTGGTAAACATTAACGTTTAATGTCTGCAAAGCGTTTGGACCCAAAGACCCAATGATAAGAATAGACTTTCCTTGAGAAACAATAGGTGCTAAGATCTTCTCTAAATTAGAGATGTTGTTGATCTCGTGGTCGCAGATAAGCACGTATGGATTCTCCAACACACACTCTTGCTTCTTGACATCATTGATGAAATAGCTAGAGGTATATCCCCTCTCGATGCGCATTCCATTAATAATCTCAACCCTTGTCTCTGAGTTCATGCTGTTCTCTACAGTTACAAGGCTAACCTCTGAAAATGCATCACCGATCATCCTTCCGATCTCTCTGTCGTTGTTGGCAGAGATAGATGCAACGTCATACAACTTGCGACCGTTAACTTTTTTAGACATCTTGTCCAACATAACGATGACCTTCTTGGTGATATCGTTCATTCTTCTGATAACCTCGGTCACATTGTCCTCTGGCCTCAAGTACTTCTCAGATGCATCAATAATAGCCTCTGCAAGTACAATAGATGTAGTGGTTCCATCGCCAGCAACAGTGGCTGTCTTGTCGGCAGCCTGTCTCATCATCATAACGGCTAGGTTCTCTGTCGGATCGTATAAGTTAATTGCCTTGGCAACTGTTACACCGTCCTTTGTGACCGTAATACCACCAACGTGGTTCTCTGACTCGATCAATACAGTGCGCCCCCTTGCACCTAAAGTGCTCTTGACGGCTCCAGCAATCTTTTTTATGCCAGATCTTAGTTTTTTTTGGCCATCATCGCCAAAATGGATCTCTTTTATTATCATTTCTATTAAATTTTAGTCAAATCTAATCATTTTTTATGATATAAAACAAAAAAAGGGGCCGAAGCCCCTGATTTTT